TTATCTGCCGCGCGCCACCAGCGCGTCGTCGAGCTCACGGTAGGCTTCCACCAGCTTATCGAGCGAAGCGCGATTCAGCCCACTTGGGTTAGGCAGCACCCAAATTTCCGTCTTACCGATTTTCAGCTTCTGTTTACCCCACTTCACACCGCGCTGGCTGAATGCCTGCTCATAGGCTTTTTTGCCCAGCACCGCGAGCGCATCCGGCTGAAAATCTTCGATTTTTTTAATGAGATTGCGCCCGCCTTCATGCAATTCTTTTACGTCCACTTCGTTCGCCTGCACCGTCGGGCGCTCCACGAGTTTCGTGATGCCACAGCGCGTATCCAGCAAATGACGCTCTTCTTCAGGCTTCAGTTGGCGATCCGTAAACCCGGCCAGATGAATAACCTTCCAGAAGCGGTTACCCGGATGCGCAAAGTGAAAGCCCGTATGCGCCGACGACTTTCCCGGATTGATCCCGCAAAAGACCACCCGCAGACCCGGCTCAAGAATATCGTTAATCATGTCCTCTCCTGTTAACTCTCGGATCTATAAAGTATAAAGCCTAACGCCGCGCCTGCTTACAAATTCAGCAGCCGCGACACCGAGACTGGATTGGCGTCGCCAGTTACTTTATAATCCAGCGCCACGGCCCCTTAGCTCAGTGGTTAGAGCAGGCGACTCATAATCGCTTGGTCGTTGGTTCAAACCCAACAGGGGCCACCAAATTTTAGTAGTAAAATCATATGATTAAGCCACCTCTCAAGGGTGGCTTTTTTGTTGGCTGAAATCTTATTGGCAGCAAAATGGCAGCACATTTTTTTAATCCCTTAGCTTTAGACATAAAAAAACCCGCCGAAGCGGGGTTGTTTAGCGCCAGAGTTGCTGCTGCCCATTAACGCTAGGGTGTGGTGGCGCAAAATCAATTTTGGCTGGCGTGACGATGAAACGCTCGACCGTTTCCATCGTGACGAAGGTGCAACTGCAATTGATGTTAGTACACTGGTGATAACGCTCTTTAGTGTTTTTGCTTAAGTAACGGCTTGTACGTGCGTGCGCTGCGTGTTGGCATTCCGGGCAATGAAACATGGCATCCTCGAACAATCTCGATATGTGAAACAATCATACCGCCAACATCTCTACTTGAGAACAATCTTAACCGTTAATTGATAAATTTATAAGGAATGAAATGTCACTTGCTAAATCTACCCTTATCTCAGCTTTATTTCTTATCTCCGGCAGCTCTCTCGCCGCAAACTCCGCCCAGCAAGCGCTGGAGAAAGCGCTCAAGCCGTGGCAACCGGTAGAGATCTCGAAATCTGATAACACGTTAACCGTGGCATTGCCTGGCAGCAGCATGACGTCTGAAGCTTATGAATCAGTAATAATGAGCGGGATATGCCCGTTGGCCTGGAGCAAAGACGCATCCAAATCTGCACTTAAAGGCCTTAAGGAAGTGAACGTCACTAACCAGTATAAAGCGCTCGGTTATACCTTAGAAAACCCGCTTTCCACCTGCACAGAGATCGGAAAGCTGATGGATAAGCCAGCCAAAGTTATGCTGATGGGTAATACGCATATGTTTACCGGCAAGGCTAAATAAATCATTAAAAAAGTAACCCGGCAAACGGGTTACTTTTACCTGAATTACGCTCCCTGCTTTAATCACCCCGCTTTAATCACCCCGCTTTAATCACCCTGCTCTGTTTCATATTCCACATCTGACAGCTTCACCTCCAGTTCCAGCGCCGTGACAAAACCGCTGTTATTCAGCGAGTGCGTTACCTTTGTGATAGTCCAGTCCTGCTCGTCTATGATGCGCTTAAAGCCACTCACCTTTGCCGGCGTTTCCGGGTATATCTCGGCGCGGCCGCGCGCCAGGGTGATGGAAAACTCCGCCACGCCGCGCTGTAACTTATCCCACTTCGCCTGGGCCGCACGCATCGCCTGGGCTTTTGAGGCGTAAGTTGTCGTCAGTACAAACACGTTATCCGCTTCGCCGGCCATGTATTCGCCTTCTCTGGCCTCCGGCTCCTTCTTCTCCTTTTTTTTCTTCGTGGCTTTGGGGTGCTCCAGCGCGCGCAGGTGCTTAACCTTTGGCTTGCGTTTTACCTTTACCTCTTTGGGCTTCGGGTCTTTGGTGTGCAGCCATTTCGCGGTGACACCTGTATAGGCGCCACGGTCAGCGATGGCGAACTGGTGGCGGTCACCGTCGCGGCGGGTGATGGTGATTTGTGGGATCGCCTTACCACCTGCCGTCATGCCGGCACCGGCTTTAATAAACATCAGCACGCCGGCTTTTATCGCCACCTCAGCGCCGTTGCGCTCCGCAAGCCGGGTCAGGAATTTGGCGTCGCTCTCCTGCGCCTGGTCGATATGTGAAACCGGGATGCGCGCCAGCTCGGGCGCTATCCGGGCCTTCAGTTTGTTGCGGGTGGCGATGGTTTCCACCACGGCGCCGAGCGTGGTGTCGTGATAGGACTCCTCCCGGCGCGAGTTAAGCGTGCCGCGAAAATCCGCACTGCGCGCCCGGATGGTCAGGGTGTCCGGCGCGCCCCGGTGTTCAATTTCATCGACGGTAAAATCACCCTTCCCGATAAGCGCCTCGCCCTGCCAGCCCATGAACAGCGTCAGCACCGCTCCCCGGATCGGCAGCTCAAGCTGGCCGTCGGCATCGTCGAGTTCAATATCGAGCTGGTCAGCCTCAAAGCCGCGGTTATCGGTCAGCGTCAGGCTCAGGAGCCGCTCGCTGATAACCGTCGTGATATCTTTCGCGTTAATTCTCAGCATATAGGCCGGCGTCATGCCTGCGCCGGCGCCGTTGTAAAAATCGGACAGCATCAGAAAAACCCTCCCGCCACCGTTTTCACTTTCTGCAGGGCGTCGCCGGCTTTGCCGACAAGCGTCTGCGCCTGCTGACTCAGGTCGCCATAAAGCGCGGCGAGTGAATCATCGACGCGGGTCAGCGTCAGGACAAAATCGATTTTTCGCGGCGAGCCGTCAGTAAAAAACTCGGTGCCGGTCGTCTCCACGCTGTTAATCACAAACAGCCCGTAAATGACGCCGGTGCCGTCCATCAGCGGCCAGGCTTTGCCTTCTTCCGCCATCAGCTCGACCGCCTTCAGCGACAGCTTGCCGCCGGTAATTTCCGGGTAAAGCGTGCCGTTCAGCGTGATTTTTTCCTCCTCCACGCCGAGGAACTGAAAAGAGGGCCGCCGGCCTATGCGACTGTTGGACGGCCACCGGTAATCGACCGACCGCTGCATACTCTGATAAGGCAGCGTCTGGCGCATAAACACAAACATCCCGAGCACAAGCATCATCGTGCAGTCTCCTTAACCGTCATGACCCATACTGGCGCGGCTGCGTGCGCGCTTCTCCCGTTCGATGCGCTCCAGCTCCTCGCGCATCTGCCGGGCGTAATCAGCTCCGCCGGCACCGGCACCGCCGGCTACAGAAATGTTGTAGTGGTTGCGGCTCTGGTCGATATAAGAACGCCCGCCCGCCGCGCTGACCGGCTGATAAGCCTGATAGGCCGGTGCCTGGCCGAACATACCCGCCGGCACGTGCGCCGCCGCCGCACCACTCATACCGCCTGCACGCGAGGCGACCGCATTTGCCTTTTCGGCTCTGGCATCGAGCGCGTCGGATTCCTTGTTAATAACCCCGAGCTTTTCCAGCACCCACGTAATGCCCTCGCGCAGCTTGTTAAAAGCTTTGAGCGGAAGCAGCAGCGCATCGGCGAGCCCCTTACCGAAGCGCTCGCCGGCGCTGCGGCAGCTGTCGAGCGTTTCCTTACTCGACTGCACCGGCTCGATAAGGTTTTTAAACCACTGCCACACCGCCTGGAGCTTTTCACCAAGCCAGGTAAACACCGGCTTGAAGGGCGCGAACAGCTCGCCCACCGGCCCGAATGCCGCGCGCAGACCGTCCATCACGCCGCCAAAAAAGGCGCTGATGGGTTGCCAGTATTTACGGATCAGGAGCGCGCCGGCGACGATGGCCGCCACCACGGCCACAATCGGCCAGGTGAGCGCACCAATGGCGGTGGCAATCGCGCCCCCGACGGCGGTGAAGATGGTGCCGAGACTACCGGCCACCGCGATGATGGCGTTTATTCCGGTAACAACCGGCCAGGCAACCAGTCCGATAGCCCCCACGACGCCGATCACGGCGGTTGCCACGCCGGCTATTCTAGTTAAGGTTGAGGCCAGCCCTTTATTTTTTTGAATCCATTTATCAAGGCGCAGCACATACCCGGTCGCGGTCTGCACCAGTTTGCGCAGTGAGCTTTCCTGCTGGTCGAAAAGGTCAGTGCCAACCGCCTCATAGGCCGACTGAAATTCTTTAAAATCGCCGCCGAGATTGTCCTGCATTACCTTGACCAGCGCCTCGGTTTTACCGTCGGACGCCTTAAACGCCGCCGTCAGGGCGTCAAGCCTGCCGCTGGTTGCCGCCTGCATCAGTACGGCTGCGGATGAACTGGCTTCTTCCCCAAAGATGGTTTTCAGGTATTCGCCCTGTTGAGAAGATCCGAGCCCGTGCTGTTTAAAGCTGGCCTGTATTTCTCTCAGGATGCTGAACAGCGGGCGCATGTTGCCTTTGCTGTCGGCTGTGCTGACTTTCAGCTCCTTGAGCGCATCAAACGCCTCGCCGGTCGGTGCCTGTAATCGCGTGATAACCGCACGGCTGCCGGTGCCCGCCATCGATCCGGTGATTTTGTTATCGTGCAATGCCCCGACCAGGGCGGCGGTCTGCTCAAGGCTGACGCCGGCAATTTTTGCCACTGGCGCGACGTAGGTCAGGGAGTCGTTCAGCCCGTCAAAGTCGGTGGCGGTTTTGTTCATCGTCATCGAGAGCACGTCGCCGATGTGCGTTATCTGGTCATTCGTGAGCTGAAACGCGGCTTTCATGCCGGTAAGCAGCGCGGCGTTCTCCTCCATTGTGCGACGGTTAGCGAGCGACATATTCAGCGTGGCGGGCGTCGCCGCGAGGATCGCGTCTTTATCCCCGCCAGATTTAGCGATAACGATTTGCGCGGCGGCCGCATCATCCGCCGAGGCGGCGGTGTTGTCGCCGAGCTGGCGCGCCTGGTTGCGCAGCGCCTGCATTTCCAGCGACTGCTTTTCCACGCCGAGCACGGCCTGAAGCTCGGAGTTTTTCTGCGCAAACTCATAGCCGGGTCGCATCAGCGCGGTGCCGGCCACAATGCCGGTCGTCGCCATACCCACGGCAGCGGCACCGGCGCCGGCGGCACTACCGGCAAGCTCCTTGCCTTTCTGGTAGCGCGCCTTAACCGCGTTCAGCTTTTCCTGCTGCGCACTGACGCGGGCCAGCGCCTCGCGCTGCCTGGCAAGCTGCGCCGTGGTTTCGCTGATGCTGGTTTTAAGACGCTGCTCACCGGCGGCCAGGTTGCGGGTGTTGATGCCGGCTTTCCCGAGCTCGTCTTTCTGGCGCGCGACCGCCTGGCTCAGGCTGTTGTATTTGGCCTGGAGCGACTCCGCCGCGCGTTTCGCGGATTCCATCGCCCGGCCCTGCGCCAGCGTCGGCTTTTGGGTGTTCCTGAACTGCGTCGCCAGCGCTTCCGCTTCCATCTTCGCTTTCTGCAGCGACTGCCCGGTCACCGCCAGCTGCGCGCTGGCCTTGCGAAAGCCGTCAATTTTCCCGGCCTGCGCGTTAAGCTCGCGCAGGGTTTTCTGCGTGCCGCGAATTTCACCCGAAAGCGCTTTGCTCGCCGTCTCGATGTGCTTAAACGGGCGCGTTGCCTTGTCTACCGCCTTCAGAAAGACCTGTAGCTTTACGTTTTCACTCATTCATGTTTCCGCTTCGCTGGAGCGCCTTTTCGCGCCATGTGATGAGCTCGGACACGCTCAGGGAAAAGAGCTCTGACAGCGGCCAGTGAAAAATCACCGCGATATCCGCTATCAGATCGTCCGTAGAAAAATGTTCCGGGAACGTCAGGCTTCCGAAGTCGGCGACAAAAAACCGACAACCTTCCCGGCGAGCGCCATCAGGTCCGGCAGCTCCAGCGCGATCACTTCCTGCTCGGTGAGATTCGGGTAGGTCATACGCGGCAGCACCTTAATCAGCGCATCCACTTCACAGGTTGCCAGCGCGGCCAGCCCCACGCCGCGCAGCGTGCCGGCATTGGGTTTGATAACGGTAATGGTGCTGATTTCCTGCTCGCCACGTTTAACCGGGTTTACCAGGGTGACGGTATTTTCATTAGTTTGAGTCATGACGTTCTCGCTTTATGGACAGGTTAAAAGAGCCGGCCAGCAGAGGCTGACCGGGTTACATCAGGCCAGCCCGATATTGCGGCGGTGCTGCTCCAGACGGTCGACGCCGTTCACCTTCTCGACCATGTTCACGGTGTCGATTTCAACGAGCTCCTTGCCGTTCATGGTGAGCTTGAAATAGGTGCACTGCGTGCTGATTTTGGTTTCAGTGTCTTCGCCCTCTTTCCCCTCGCCGCTGTCGATTTCCTTATGACGGCCACGCATCACCACCTCGACGGCCACCGTTTCGCCGGTGTCGTCGCGCTGGTAGGAGCCGGCAAAGCGCAGGGCCACCGAGTCGGCACCGGCGGCGCCGTACTGCGACCAGATTGACTCATCGGGAAAGCCCCCGAGCGTCCACTCCATCGAGAGCGCGTCGTCATCGAGACCGAAATCAACCGGGGCGCTGCCGTTCATGCCGGCGCCGCGATAGTTCTCCAGCTTGCGGGTCAGCTTCGGCAGGGTGACCGACTTCACGACGCCGAGATAGCTCAGGCCGTCGTTAAACAGGTTCATGTATTTGAGCTTGCGCGGAAGTGCCATGTGCTTTTTGCTCCTTAAGCGTTAGCCACTGACGAAATCAGATTCGCCAGGTATTTGTCAGTGATGCGCTGGCGCAGCGTCAGGTTGTCCAGCGGCGGGACCGGCGTGTAGTCGTAATCAATCATCAGCTTGCCGGCCTTCAGGGTCTCTTTGTCGTTCGCCGACTCATCCACCCAGCACTGCGCGTCGACGATATAGCCGGCGGTTTTCAGCTCGCGGAATTTGGCATTAATGCCGTCCACGATGTCGCGGATAAGCGTCGGCGTGACCGGTTTATCCATCGCCCACATATGCGCCTCGGCGATGGTGTCGGCGAGTACCTGTGCGGTGCGGGTGTAGTTCTCAAACAGGAACAGCGGATCGTCTGAACAGCAGCGGTTACCCCAGAAGCGGAAACCGTCTTTGCGGATAAGCGTTGTCACGCCGGCCTGGTTCAGCAGGTCGGCATCGGTGCCGGGCTCCTGCAAATCCCAGAACACCGAGGCGCTGATGCCGGTCACGCCGTTAACGGCGACGTTGGAGAGCGTTTTATGCCAGCCCGTTTCCTGGTCGATTCTGGCGCGCAGGCCGAGCGCGCGCGCCGTGGCGAAGGCGGTATCGCTGGCGCTGGTTGTGGTGTTCCAGGCGATAAAGTCCGGCCAGATGAGCATCAGCTCGCGCTGGCCGAAGTTTTTACGGTAGGCGATAACGTCAGAGACAGTTTTACAACCCCATGCGCTGACATAGCCGAACGCGCGCAGCTTCTGACAAATGGAAGCAAGCGCGACCGCTACCTCCAGCGTGTCGAAACCCGGCACGCCGAGAATGCGCGGCTTGACGCCGGTCACCGCCTCGGCGGTCAGCAGCGCTTTCATGCCGGTAAGCTGGCCGTTTTCATCGGTGCCGCCAATGATGTTCGAGACGGTCTGCGTGAGCGCCTCCTCGCTTTCACCGGTGCCTTCAGCCACGCGCACGACGACGGTGACGGGCTTCGCCTGGTCGGCGATGGCCTGAAGGGCGGCGGCCAGCGTGCCTTTTTTGCCGGCTTTGGCGATGGCACCCTGCACGTTGGTGAGCAGTACCGGCACGTTAAGGGGAAAGGTGGCGGCGTCGGCATCGCTGGCCGTACAGACCATGCCGACAATCGCCGTGGAAACAGTGGAAATGACGCGCGTGCCGTCGTTGACTTCGACGACCTGAACGCCGTGATGGTAATCACTCATCCGTTTAACTCCGTGGGGGTTAGGGGTGAGTGTTATTTTCAGGCCCGCCGGGGTGGCGGGCTATTAATGCGGGTTGGGAGGGGGATGATACAACAGGACAACTACTCGCCGGGTGTTGCTGGCGCCTCGGGCCACGTAATATCCGGCGCGCGTGACGTGTCGACCGCTTCGAGCGCTTCCAGATAGTCGAGCCACATTCCGTATGATGCCCGTTCATTTTCCTTAAGCCGCCCAAGCGCCGCTTTGCCAGGCCACTGACTGTTATTCATGACGGTGTTGGCCTCGTCAATAAGCAGCGCTCTTTTTTGCTCGGCGAGTATGATTTCATCATCACGGGTAATTTCCCTTTCCTTCAGGCAGGGGGGGAGCGTGGTAAAGTCAATACGCTTTCCCTCTGCCTGCCCGGCTACCAGCGACTGCCATTCCGCAATATCAATTTCACTGGCATCCTCAGGAAGTTTCGAAACTCCTTCCGCATAAAAGCCCCGAGTTACTTGTGAGACATACATTTTCATCGTTTATTCCTGCCTGAATTTAGCGGCCAACCGCAATAAACACGCAGCCGAAGCTGCCCGAGCCGTTCGTCACTTTTACCAGAGCCTTTGATTTATCAGACATCCTTGCATTGTATTTGAACGTTGGTGCCGCTGTTGCTGAAGAGTCCGACCACAGGACGCTGAGCCCGAGCAACGTCTCTGGAAAAGAAACGGGGAATGTCATGGCCGTACCATCGCTGTCCGTCGAATAAACATAACCGCTGAAAGCCTGCACGATAATTCCGCCCGGCAGCTTGAACCAGTTCGGGCCGGACAGGAAAAAGCTCATATCAGGGATTTGCCCTGCCGCGTTGCCGACATTAAGTTTTGCCGCGCTCCCCAGCCCGAGATAGCTGATAATCGCCGCCGCATCCTTGCCGGATAAATCAGTCAGCGTACCGTCAAGCGGCTGCTTGCCGGCCAGCGCTTTTGTCATGGTGGCGGCAAAGTTCGCATCATTACCGAGCGCAGCGGCCAGCTCGCTTAAGGTGTCCAGTGCCGCCGGGGAGCTGGCAACCAGCGCGGCAATCGCGGCTTTCACAAAAGCCGTGGTGGCAATCTGCGTGTTGTTAACCGTCTGCGCTGGCGTTGGTGCGGTCGGCGTGCCGGTCAGGGCCGGGCTTGCCAGCGGGGCTTTTGGCGCGAGTCCGGCCTGCACAAAAGCCGTGGTGGCGAGCTGCGTATCGTTCGAACTCTGCGCCGGCGTCGGTGCCGTGGGCTTACCTGTCAGCGCCGGCGAGGCTTTCGGGGCGTACTGCGTATGCGGGTCGGCGGCTTTGACGTGCTGCTCCATCAGTTGATCGATATACAGCTTCACCTCAATCACTTTATCGTCGACGTATTTACGGGTCGCCAGTACCACAGACGGATCGATTTTCAGCGCCACGGCGTCAGTTGCCGAGACAACCAGCACCATGCGAATGGTCTGCGTGCGCCCGCTGCCTTCCTGTAACTGCGGCTTGTAGGTTTCCGGGCAGTTCGCCACGGCAATCAGCACGCCGGCATCGTCATACAGGCCAATTTCACGGATCCAGTAGCCGCCTTCGCTTTCCGGGATGATTTGCTCGGCGATAATCTGGCTTGTGTTTACCGGGTCAACACTCAGCATATTCAGCGGCGCGATGCGCTTCTGGTTGATGAGTTTCGTCTGGGCAGGATCGGGCGTGGGCAGGCTTCCGCCGCCGTCACCGACGGCGAGCTGCGTCAGGTTAAGTTTCGTGCCCAGCGCGGCCGCATTCGCCAGCCGCGCCGCGCCCTGGTTGGTCAGAAGAGCAAAATATTTTGCGGTCATGCCGTCACTCTCAGGTTATCGATTAAATGAACCGCCGCACCGGCGCTTAACGTGCCGCCCACGGTGATTTCCTCGGGTAAATAGGGGTAAACGGTGAGCGTGTCGCCGCTGTAGCTGGCCGCCCCGACAACCGCCGCGCCGCCCGTACTCAGGCTGATATTGAGCCCGGTCAGGTGCCGGCTTGCGGGTTTGGCATCAGAGATCAGGCGCTCAAGCTCCTGATACATTTCTTCAGTGATGCCGTTATCCAGCACGCCCACCACAAGGCGAAACGTGCCGGGCGTCTCGTTGAGCTGCCACCACTCGCGCACGTCAATCAGGTAGCCGAGCGGCTCCACCACACGACGCAGCGCGCTGATGGTGCCTTTATGCTTGTGCACGTAAAACGAGGCGGCGATAACGCTGCGTTTTGTGGTCTCGCTCCAGCGCTCATCCCAGCGGTCAACCGACAGCGCCCAGGCGAGATAAGGCAGCAGGTTTACCGGACAGGTGGCGGGATTCCACAGGGTGCGCAACGGCACCGGCACGCGGGTAATCTCCGCGCACGCTTTCGCGGCGGCCACCTCAAGCGGCGAGGAGCCCACCGGCAACAGGCGGTTATCACTCATCCGAGCCCCCGACCGTCAGCGAGTAATCGGTGCACAGCGACGCCTGATGTTTGCCGAGTGCGAGGTCGGCGGCCGGGCTTGCCAGCTCCACCCGCTGCACCCCTTCCACATGCAGCGCGGCGTAAATCGCTGACAGGCGGATATCTCGCCCGAGTCGGTGCTGCGTGGTGATGTAGGTTTTGAGTTTGTTCTCTGCGGCCTGGCGGATCGGCTCCGCTTCCGGGCCGGGATAAAGATAGAGCGTTGCATGGATGGCATACGGCACAATCTCGGCGGCCTGCACCGTCACCCGGTCGCCCACTGGGCGCACGTCTTCGGCATTGAGCGCACGGTCAACCATGGCCAGCAGGGCGGCATCGGCCACGCCGTCGTTATCGCGCGACAGCACCGTCACGGTAACGCAGGCCGGTGACGGGCTTACTACCGACACATCCGCGACGCGCCCGTCGGCGCTGCGTCCGTGATATTCATACGCGCCAACCGGCCCGGCCACGCTTAACCCCTCAAACGCCTGCTGCGCGCGCAGACGAAAATCGGTGTCGCTTTCCATCTCGGCGGGCACTGGCGGGAGCGTGGACTCATCCGCCGGCGTGATGGTCAGGCGGGCGGTGTTAAGGTTACCGGCGCTCACGTCCAGATCGCTCCCGCTGGCATAGGCGAGCATCACGGCGCGTGCCGCCTCGTTAACCCGCTGGCACCAGATAACCTCGCGGTAAGCATTTTCCTGAAGCAGCTTCACGACGGGCTCAGATTCCAGCGCCAGCGTGCGCGCGATCGCGTCCTGCTCCTCCTCGGGATACAGGGAAATCAGCGTCGCCTTTCGCTCGGCGAGAATGGTTTCAAAATCGAGCTCCTCGACCACATCGGGGGCGGGTAGCTGGCTCAGGTCAATGGTCGGCATGGTTATCAGCTCACAGGAATGGTTAAGGAAATATCGCCGCCCGCGTCGGTACGCTGGCCGCTGATTTCCACGACCATTTCACCGTTAAAGCGGGTTTCAAAAGTCAGCCCGGACAGGCGCACGCGCGGCTCCCACTTCAGGATCGCCATGTAGCACGCCGACATGATTTGCAGGCGCAGCGCCTGGTTTTGTGGCTGGTCAAGCAGCATCGACAGCAGCGAGCCGTAATCGCGGCGCATCACGCGCGAGCCGACCGGCGTCGTGAGAATGTCGCGGATGCTCTGGCTGATGTGCACCGCATCGGTGAGCGTCATGCCTGTGTCGCGGCTCATGCCACTGTAGCGGGCCGTCATTGTGTGCCCTCCGTCCAGCTTCCGCCGCGCTGAACGCCGCCGTGACTGTGCTCATCGACCTGCACGCCATTGGAGGTGAGCGCGCCGCCGCTATGCTGAATATCGCCTTTCATCGTGCCGCCTTTCTGCACCTCAAGGGTGCCGGTGATGAGTTTGTTGGTGCACACCACTTCCGGCGTGTCGAGGGTGATGCACGTGGAGGCGGTGACGGTGACCACCGGCACGGTCACGGTTGCTGATTTCGCCGCGCTGATGCTGGCCGTCTGAATGCCGGAAACCTTAAGCGCACCGCTTGCTGGCTCGTACTCAATGACCGCCCCGTCAGGAAAGGCGAGGTGAACGGCGTCAGCGGAGGCCGACGGCGCCGGGTTGTCGTCAGAGAAAATGCCCGGCAGCACAAACGCGGTATCGAGCTCGCCACCCACGGCGAGGATAAGCACCTGTTCACCGACCGACGGCGCCCACCAGGTGCGCGAACGCCCGGCGCGGTGGGTAAGCCACTGCAGCCAGTCGGTCACGTTTTTCCCGGTCTGCACGCGACAGCGCCCCGCGTCGGTGTCCACCGAAACGATGACGCCGGTGCGGATCATGTTTCGCAGCAGGCGGGCAAGTTCACTGAAGGAGTTGAGCGTATTCATGAGGGGAAGGATGCCGTAGTCCCTTCTTCAAAACCAAACAAGTTTGTTTTGCAACAAACAGCACAACAGCAGTTATGGAAAAAGTGTAATTTTACTATCATTTTATTTTCCCCGAACGAAGAGGGTTATTTCCATGAAAGATTCGAATGCCAAAGTGGATGGCCAAATGGCAAAAAAAATGAGGGCTTTCGTGCCTTTCTGGAAGCATTTGCCTCCAGAATTCATTGAGCTTTCTAAAGATTTACTATTCCTGCTCAGACGGTATGGAATAGATAAAATGGAAGGTAAAAATCCACTTGAAAATAGAAAGGAATTCTTTTGCGCGGTTCATGAGGGGTGGAAGATATTACAAAAAAACATAGCCAGCGAAGTAATTATAAGGCTTGAGAAAATAGACGCGCTTAAGAAAGATGTAGTTGAGTACCACAAACAAAAGAACAGTGAGCAGAAAGTGTTATGCAAACATAAGATTGATTCTACATCTTTTGAAATTAAAATTCTAAGGCGATATATTGATGCTGTTGTTTGGACAATGTTTAGCAATGAGCACTCAACTATAAGACGCCTTCCCTTGCCAGATGGTAATGATAATCTATCGGTGAAAACATAAATGACTCTATGGTGGCCGCTGATATTATCAATGAGAACCCGACCAGTTTTGCGATAATTTCAGATCTTACAACCTTTGTGCATGCCGGGGATATTATTAAGAGTGACTTCGAGACAGGAATCACGTTAGCTGAAGTTAAAAGCGGCAAAAAAAACATCGAATTTTCCCATGCAGCTCAGTTTTCGGTGGCAACAAAATGCCCTTACTTTGATGATGAATTCACCAAGGATTTTGACGCTAAAGATGTTAAGCATTACAAGCGCACAAAGAAACAGTGGGAAAGATTAACCGGAATAACCGAGACAATCAACACAGGGGAGGGGCATGATTATTACCATGAAAAGAAAGTTAAAATACAAGAAATCAATCATACCCCTACATTCTTTTTTGATGAAATACTTGACCGATGGCGAGAAATTAAAAGTGGTAAAAACTGGAGCATACAAGTTATTGACGAATGCTTATACATAGGTGCTTATAGCAAACCTGAAATGGGTTTCGTCGGGTTCAACTCTTGGATGGATATAACTGATTTTCATGGTCGCGTCGTCAACATTTCAGACAGTATTATAAATAACTTTGCACAACCATTGTTCTGTCTGAATGTTCCAGATGACTTACTAGAGGATATTGTTAGTGGGGATTTAATAATAGTTCTTTGCCTAGACTACAGTAAGTTTATGAGCTATGGAAATCAACGATTCCCCACATTGTTTGGACTTGCCCCCCCTCCCCAAAACGGGTTCGACCGAAATGATTATTTTATGATTGAAAAGAAAGCAATTTATACAAACCAAGATGGCAACCTGCATTTTTTAGGTACCGGCTTGGAATCAAGAATTGTATTCGACTTTCAAAAACCTAGCAGTGTCGCCGAGTGGATTTATAAAACCAGTGATCTTTACACCATGAAACAAAGAAAAAAACAACAAGAAAAGAAAGAGGCAGCGCGACAAAAAAAAGCGAAGACAAAAACTCAAAAAAATGCACGACGAATATCTAGAAGATAGAATTTATTAGCTCGCACCAAGGGGGGGCTCAATCCCCCTTAATATCTAAATATTTCAAAACTAGATCTTTGATGATAGTTCTTTCTTCTGAATCAACCCCTATTAACGGGCGCTCCGGATACTGAACCGCCTTGCCGTTGCGGCCGGGTTTATCCTTCAGGCCGAACTGATGTACCCGCGCGATGCGCTGCACCTTACCGGTAAATTCCACCACGGCGGCATCGCTACTGCCGGTGGCTTTCATAAAACGACTGGTGCGAAGCTTCGCGAACATTTCGCGTTTCACGCGGCCTTTTTTGGCGCGGGCGGGCTGTTCCCGCCGCGGCGTGTAGACGCTGCCGTCCGGGGCTTTCTGCGCCTTAATACGCTGCTGCTGCCGCGTGCGCAGCTTCTTTGCGATATCCTGCGCCATCCGGCGCCGGCCCGCCGGTGACAAGGCGGCAATCAGCGCGGAAAGCCGCTTTTCAAACGGGCTGAAATCACTCATGCCAGCGACTCACAAATTCACCGTTGATATAAAGCTCGACCGGACGCGTGACCGTCTCCGGCGGTGGCGGCTCCGGTACGTCAGAGACATACAGCGCGCCGTCCGACTCCTTAACCAGCGTACGCTCGCTGATTAACAGGCTGATGCTAACGTCGACGCTGCTGTCGTTGTTTATATCCGCATACCAGGTAAATCCCTTTTTCATGCCGTCGTCCGTGGTCATGATATCGGGCTGATTTTCCCGTAACCACGCGGCCACCGGCACAAGCAGGAGATTAATATCGCCGTTGTAATCGGTCACGACCACATTCAGCGTGTAGCGGTTTTCAAATGACAGCGAGGCGGCGAGCGTGGCGGCAATCTGGCCGTTGTCGATAAACAGGCGCAGCATATCCGGGTTAGTACGCAGTACCGGCAGCGCATCAGTCAGGGCTTTTCGCAGGCTCTCGGGCTTTTTCATCAGTTTCATCCTGGCAGTGTTTCACGGCTTCCACCTGAAGCGCGCAGCTCTCCAGCGCGCGCTCCAGGCGACGGATATCAGCACTCAGATCGCCGTTAGTGATCGGGTCACTGCCCGGCATCGGGCACAGGCTGACTTTCGGGCAGGCGTTGTAAACAGTGACCGGCAGAGGCGCAGGCGGGGCGTTGGTGCACCCGGCGCACAGTGTCAGGCAGATGATCGCGATACCAGCGGCGAAATTCGTCGTTTTCATTGAGTAACCTCGTGATGGTCTGTTCCTGTCGCTGCGCCGCCTCGCGCGCGGCGTCGAGCTGGCCGCGCAGCTTCACCTGCGCCCGCTCGTTGTTATCCGCCACGCTGACGGCCACGTTGAGCTGATTTTTCAGCATTTCGATTTGTCTTTTCTGCCCGTCGGCCACGCGGTTCGACTTTTCAAAGCTTCGCGCGAGCGTGCTGTTTTCCCGCCCCAGCCAGACCAGACCGGCGAGCGCCAGCAGAAGTAATACGATCAGCGTTTTCATAGTGCTCCTTTCAGGCACAGCGCCCGCTCACGGGTGCGACGGTTTTCAAGTCCGGGATTGCGCACGCCGTTGACATATACCCAGCGCGACAGCTCATTACACGCCTGCCACCACTGATGGCGCTTGAGATAGGAAACCAGCGTTGACCGGCAGGCCGCGCCGGTGCCGACGTTAAACGCGAAACTGACCACCGCGTCATAAACCGGCTGCGGCATGGCGACCGGCGCGCAGACCGCGAGCGCTTTCTCCACCTTCAGTACGTCGCCGACCAGGTTCACGGCGGCCTCGCGTTCGGTAATATCCCGGGTCGGCACCACTCCCGCCGTGTGACCGATGCCCGACGTCCAGACGCCGGCGCTGCACTGGTAGGGCTTCAGGCGGCACCCCTCCAGATCGCCAATCAGCGCGAGCCCCTGCGGCGAGGTATGCAGGCGCCCGTAATCGGGCAGCAGCGCAGCCAGCGCCAGCACGGCGCCCACGGCACAGCGTTTAACGATTGAGTTCACGGATAACCTCCTCTTTGCGCGCGGTGCGGAACAGCATCTCTTTGCGCCGGTAATACCAGTTCACAGCCACCGTGACGGCGACGCCGCACATGCCGAAATAGGCGGCGACGTCCTGCGGCGTCATGGCACCGAAGAAGGCCAACAGGACAGAAAGCCAGTAGGCTAAAAAGGTGCTGATTTTTTCCATGGTTAATCCCATAAGTTGATGCTCTCAGCGGCGGGCGCCGGCGCGATATCGGGCAGCTCGACCGCCGTGCCGTGGGGCAGAACGGCACCGAGCTCGGCAAGGCCCGGATTGGCAGTCAGCACCGTCTCGACAACCCCCTCGGTGCGCCCGTAATGGCGCGCGCAGATCGCATCGAGCGTGTCGCCCTGTAACGCGAAGGTTTTCATCAGATTTGCCCTATGATGCAGTGCGGCCTGTCCTGAAGGCGGGCCACTGACCAGCGCATATCCCGCCACAGCTCATCGACCGTACTGTCGATGCTGTCGGCCTTTTTATCCCCTTTGCCGCTGGCGTCGGCGCCGCGATAGCGCCCGTAAAGCGAGGCGGTCGCCATCGCGCTGACGGCGCGCAGATACAGGAATATCCGCACGCTTTCGCCGTCGAGCACATCCGCCGGCACGTCAGCAAGACGCTTAAAGCCTGCGGCCTGCTGCGCGCGGCGGTATTCCGTCAGCTCGGCGTTGGTTTCCGCGATGCCGGCACAGATGGCCTCGCGTACACGCGCCGGCGAAAAGGTCTGCTCAAGGCGCATCAGCTCGCGGACCCGCTTCGGCTCCACGTCCGGGAAAAACGGGGTGTTCTTAATCACCGGCTCATCACCGGGCAGCGTGAGGTCTGCCGGCCCGCCAGGCTGCTCCTCGCCGCTGATAATCCGCATCATTACTTTCTCCTGTCAGGGTGGGCGGTGGACGCCGGTCGCAGACCGGGTAAAACCCGCATTGACCGGCGTGCCGCCCTGGCGCGTGGCGCATTCTGTTAAACGGCGTTTTTTCTCGGGCGACCGCGTTTTGCGGGCGTCGCGGATCGCGTTGTCTTTTTACGGGGCGCGGCGGGCTTTGCCGCCGGCCTGGCGGGTTTCGGTTGCAGCTCCCGGTCGAGGCGCTCAATCTCTTTTTTCACGCCCGCCTGTGCGTCGAGCTGCATCGCGCGGCGCAGGTGCTCCAGCGCGGCGGCGGGCTCGCCGGCATCGCGCAGCACAAGGCCGGTGACCTTATGCAGCTTCGCGCGTACCTGGTCGGGCATGTCTGCGGCCTGCGTGAGCGCCAGCGTATCGGTCAGGAGCGCCGTGCTGACCCCCTCGCCGGCGGCATGGGCGCGCATCGCGGCGAGCGCGACCTCCTCGGTAAAGAGGTATGCGGGCGCGCGGCGGTGCTGGCCGGGCATGGTCAGGCCGTAGCGCAGGGCATAGCGGGCGATATCAAGCGCGCCGGCAATGTCGCCGGCATCGAGACGCCAGAGCATGACCGTCATCAGAATGTCGTCCTGCGCGCCTTTGCCCTGCTGAAGTACGCCGGTGACCCACGGCAGATAAAACGGCAGCAGCTCACGCTTTTTCTCGGCCTTGCGCTCGTTGGAGTGGATTTGTTTAAGGGTGCGCAGGTCGGCGGCCAGCTTAACCAGCATCTGCTCGTAAGCAGTGGCATGGCGCAGCGGCTTATCCTGCCGCTGCGCGGTTTCACTGGCCGAGACCCGCATCATGTGACGCTGTGCGGGGCTCGTCATGGCTTAGCCTTCCTGCGCTGGCGTTGCGGTTTCCTTCACGTCCGGCGCGGCCGTGGTGAAGGTGCCGACCTTGATGTGTTCCACCAGGCAGCCGGCGGCGTAGTCTTCCACCACGTAATCGATATTCATCGATTCGTAGTTCTCCACGCGGTCGAGCTTCGCGTTTTCCTCGATAACGCGGCGGTGGCTCTCATCCATGAAGTAGACAGAGAGGTTTTCCAGCGTGGTGATCATCAGCGCATCCGGCGGGAAATACGGCACGCGCACCGCCGGCAGGTTGCCGATGCGTTTCTGGCTGACAATGACATCAGCGGCCAGCAGGTCGCTGTTATCCTGCTGCTTATTGACCAGCGGGAAGTATTTGTCGGCCAGCAGCTGACGACCGCAGATAACCACCATGTCCGGGTTTTCCTGGTGCCACGGCGCAATCATGGTGTTGGTGGCATCCATAACCAGCGCATCGAGGTTTTCATAGTCGCCGCCCTTGCCGACGCGGATCACGTCAGACACAACTTCACCGCTTTCAGCCGTGACCTTACCCATCACGCGCGCCGGCGCCTGGTTGCGGTACTTCTGAAGCCAGCCCACCGCCACATCCTGAAGCATCGGGTTTTCAGCGCGGTTAGACGTTGGCGCACGCTTCACGCCGTTAAAGCCGGCCATGATGAAATCGAGCGCCTGGCGCTTGATGATGGCGTTGCGGATACGCAGCTGGAAATCCTGAAAACGCGCCCACAGGTCGAGGGTTTTGTAGCGCAGGTGAAAGTCGAAGTTAATCTGATCGCACTCGTACTTGTTGGACTCCAGCGCGGCGAAATCCCCGGTTTCGCGGGCATGGCCATTCGCGGTGTCTGCGGTGCTGGCGATGGAGCCGGTAACGCCGACGCCAACCTTTTCGCCCCTGAGTTCGCTCACCGGCACGATGTTGATTTTCGTCAGAAACTCCGAGGATTCCTGCACGGTATCCATCAGGGTTTGCGTGACCGACGGCTCCACGCTGAATTTTTTCGACACGTCGCCGACGTCGATACCGTTCAGCTCGGCAATACGGGAGAGGTAGGCATTAAATTTAAAGCGGGTTTCCTGGCGCATGGTTTTTCCTGTTGTCAGGTGAATTTACGGGTGTGCGTGCCGGCGCGGCCGGTCAGCAGTTGGTCGACAGCGAATCGCCTTCGCCGCCGGTCGCCTGCGTGCGGCGGGGCTGCGTAAAGCTCTCGGTATTGTCGAGCGAGTTTTTCAGGGCGGTGAACGCCTGGCTGGTCTGCGCGGTCTGGCTGGTCACGTCCTGCTTCAGCGCGCTGAAGGCGTTTTCCATCGCGGCGAGGCGCTGTTCGGTGGCGCTCAGATTTTCCTGCACGTGCTCGCTGACGGCGGTCACCGCTTCATGCACGTCTTTAAAGCGCGCATCGTCGCTCGCCTGCTTGCGGCCGAAGATGGCTTTCACCCTGTCGGTCAGCGCCGTGAAAACCGTTTCGGGCTGGTCTTCAAATTCCAGCTCCGCCAGGGTGGCGGCAGAAATCAGGTTTTCCGGGCTCGCTTTAAAACGATTGAGGGGACTGGATTTAGCGGTGCGGCAGAATTCGAGGTATTCGGTGCCGAGGCTTGCCGGATCGTCAGTCACGGCCAGGCCGACCAGATAGCATTTGCCGCTGTTGGCAAAGTTCGGCTGGATTTCCATCGAGGTGTAAACCTTCTGGCCCTTGCCGACCATATCGACCAGGTTGTCGAGCGGGGCGATTTTCGCAAACAGCGCCCATTTGCCGTTAAGCGCAGAATCGTCATTAATCTTTTCGGCTTTCAGCTCGACCACATCGCCATAGCGGTTAAAGACGCCCTCGGGCAGGATGCCGCGCAGGTGCTCCAGGTTGATGCGGCAGCCATAGACGCGCGGATCAAAGCTCGCGGCCATTTCCTGAATATCGCCGGCGCTGATGACGCGACCGTCGCAGGTGTCGCCCTCGACGCCGATACGAAAGAATTTTGAGACTTTTTTTGCCATTGTCAGGAGTCCTGATAGTGGGGTTACGGGGTCGGGGTTAGTTTCCCGGCGCCGCGTTTCCTTCGCTATCAATCCCGGATGGATAAGCCTCCACACAACAGCGCCTTAGCGAATCGCCGGGCGCGCTTAAGTAGCCTTGCCGTGTACCACTTACGGCGAGGCTTTCATGACCATCACCACCGACACCACGCTTTTAAACGATCCGCGACGACAGGCGGCGCTGCTCTACTGGCAGGGCTTTTCCGTGCCGCAAATCGCGGAGATGCTGAAAATCAAACGCCCCACCGTGCAGAGCTGGAAGCAGCGCGACGGATGGGATGAGACGGCACCCATTCAGCGCGTCGAAAACACCCTTGAGGCGCGGCTGATTCAGCTTTATGCAAAGCCCGAGCTGACCGCGCACGACTTTAAGGTCGCGGATTTTCTCTCGCGTCAGATGGAGCGCCTCGCCAGGGTGAACCGCTACGGCCAGACCGGCAACGAGGCGGATTTAAATCCCAACGTGGCGAACCGCAACAAGGGCGACCGCCGCAAACCGAAAAAGAATTTCTTCAGCGAGGAGGCCATCGACAAGCTCAGGGAGATTTTTTTCGAGGAGTCTTTCGACTATCAGCTGCGCTGGCACAAGGCCGGGTTAGAGCACCGCATCCGCGACATTCTCAAATCGCGCCAGATTGGCGCCACGTTCTACTTTTCCCGCGAGGCGCTGCTGCGCGCACTGGAAACCGGCCATAACCAGATATTTTTATCGGCCTCCAAAACGCAGGCGTATGTGTTTCGCGAGTACATCATCCAGTTTGCGCGCCGGGTGGATGTGGAGCTGTCAGGCGATCCGATTGTCATCGGCAACAACGGTGCGAAGCTGATTTTTCTCGGCACCAACTCCAACACCGCGCAGAGCCATAACGGCGACCTGTATGTCGATGAGATTTTCTGGATACCGAATTTCCAGCGGCTGCGTAAGGTTGCCTCGGGCATGGCGTCACAGAAACACCTGCGCTCGACCTATTTCTCGACGCCCTCCACCCTCGGGCATGGCGCGTTTCCTTTCTGGTCTGGCGAGCTGTTCAACAAGGGCCGCACCTCAGCAGCCGAGCGCGTTGATATCGATATCAGCCACGCGGCGCTCGCCGGCGGCATGCTGTGCGGGGATGGTCAGTGGCGCCAGATTGTCACCATCGAGGACGCGCTCGCCGGCGGCTGCGACCTGTTCGACCTGGACGCGCTGAAGCGGGAAAACAGCGCCGAGGATTTCCGCAATCTCTTCATGTGCGAGTTCGTCGACGACAAAGCCTCGGTGTTTCCGTTCGAGGAGCTGCAACGCTGCATGGTCGACAGCCTGGAGGAGTGGGAAGACTTCTCGCCCTACGCGGCGCGTCCGTTCGGCTCGCGCCCGGTGTGGATTGGCTACGACCCGTCGCATACCGGCGACTCCGCCGGCTGCGTGGTGCTGGCGCCGCCGGTTGTCTCGGGCGGCAAGTTCCGCATTCTGGAGCGCCACCAGTGGAAAGGTATGGACTTCGCCACCCAGGCGCAGGCCATCCGCGAGCTGACTGAAAAATACCAGGTCGAGTACATCGGTATCGATGCGACCGGCATCGGCCAGGGCGTGTTTCAGCTTGTGCGCGCCTTCTGGCCTGCCGCGCGCGAAATCCGTTACAGCCCGGAAGTTAAAACCGCAATGGTGCTGAAGGCAAAAGACACCATCAGCCGCGGCTGTCTGGAATACGACGCCGGCGCCACGGATATCACACAGTCCTTTATGGCTATCCGCAAGACCATGACCAGCAGCGGGCGCAGCGCCACCTATGAGGCAAGCCGCAGCGAAGAAGCAAGTCATGCGGATGTCGCCTGGGCCACCATGCACGCCCTGTTAAACGAGCCGCTGACCGCGGGGAGCGGCCAGGCATCATCCTCAATTCTGGAGTTTTACTGATGAGTAAACGTAAAAACCGCAAGCACAATAACCGCGCGGCCATGACCACCGCCGGCGCGCAAAAAATGGAGGCTTTCACGTTTGGCGAGCCGACGCCGGTACTCGACCGCCGCGATATTCTCGATTATGTCGAGTGCATCAGTAACGGCAAATGGTACGAGCCGCCGGTCAGCTTCGCCGGCCTGGCAAAAAGCCTGCGCGCCGCCGTGCATCACAGCTCGCCGATTTACGTGAAGCGCAATATTCTGGCAAGCACGTTTATTCCGCACCCGCTGTTATCACAGCAGGATTTCAGCCGCTTCGTGCTGGATTTTCTGGTGTTCGGTAATGCCTTTCTGGAAGCCCGAAAAAGCGTGACCGGCAAAGTCATCAGGCTGGATGCCTCGCCGGCCAAATACACGCGGCGCGGCGTGGAGGAGGATATTTACTGGTGGGTGCCGGGCTTTTCGCAGCCGCAGCAGTTTGAACCGGGCTCGGTCTTTCACCTGCTGGAGCCGGATATTAACCAGGAGCTGTACGGCATGCCGGAATATCTCAGCGCGCTTAACTCGGCCTGGCTGAACGAATCCGCGACGCTGTTTCGCCGCAAGTATTACCAGAACGGCGCGCATGCGGGGTACATCATGTACGTGACCGATGCGGCGCAGAGCAGCACCGACGTTGAGGCGATGCGCGATGCGATGCGCAGCTCGAAAGGGCTCGGCAATTTTAAGAACCTGTTTTTCTACGCGCCGAACGGCAAACCCGACGGGATTAAAATCGTGCCGTTAAGCGAGGTCGCAACCAAAGACGACTTTTTTAATATCAAAAAGGTGAGCGCGTCCGACATGCTCGATGCGCACCGCATCCCGTTTCAGCTCATGGGCGGCAAGCCGGAAAATGTCGGCAGCCTGGGCGATATCGAGAAGGTGGCAAAGGTCTTTGTGCGCAACGAGCTGATTCCATTGCAGGACCGGATCAGGGAAGTGAATCACTGGGCGGGAATGGAAGTGATCCGCTTTAAAGCCTACTCGCTGGACGGCAGCAGCGATTAA